TTTTGTTTACGCTTACGTTCTTGGTCGTTATACATTCTTAAGTCATTAGCATCGTCTGAATCCATTTGTGCTTGACGTGCCTTAATTTTATTCCATACGTCAATCTTGCCAGTTGTCATAAACAGCATTTTGAGTTCTTCTTCAAAGGCTCTTGCTTGCTCTAATGCCATTTCGATCTGAAGTGCGGTTCCCATGTTGGAACCTTTCTTAGACTTTTTGGCTTCTACCAATGCCTTAGTTGCCGTACTCTTAGCATCAAACAGCTTGCCGATCATAGGGGCAAGAGAACCTAGGTCATTTGCGACCTTGGCTGCTTTTTTTACCATTGAAATAGCAGACGTAATGCCCGCTAGTGCTGTGATAGGATCTATCATTTTTTGTTACCTTTTTTTTCTTTTTCTTCTTTTCTCCACTCTAAACAAATCACTTTTCTATTATAAACATCTCCGCTCCATGTCCATCTTATACATTCTGGTTTTTGAATGTACATATACATGACAAAGACGACCTCTAACATTTTTAACCTTTTTGTTGTTTTTCTATTGATTTATCCCCTGATACATATTATAATTGACTTTATTATTTATGTCCTTAGGAATGTCTCATGAAATTTTATACTAGTGTTAACCAATACGGAAACAATGTTCTTGTGCGTGGGGTAAACAATGGGCATAAAGTACAAGATAGAGTGCCATTTAAACCATCATTGTTCGCAAAATCGAACAATGATTCTAAGTATAAGTCGCTTTTTGGTGAGCCTCTGGGTGAGATTAAATTCGAAAGTATTAATGAGGCCAAAGATTACGTGTCTAGATATAAAGATGTTGAGAACTTTCCTATTTTCGGCAACACAAACTACGCATATCAATACATATCTTCAGCTTTTAAAGATGATGTGGAATTTGATATTACTCAAATCAATATTTGGACAATTGACATTGAGACCACTGCTGATCTAGGTTTTCCTGATGTTACAAACCCGCAAGAAAAGATACTGTTAATCTCTATTCAAGATTATCAAACAAAGCGAGTGACTACTTTCGGTGTAAATCCTTGCGAAAAAGTAAACGACCGACATACGTACATTCATTGCGATGACGAAGTTGATCTATTAAAACAATTTGTAGAATATATCAATGAGGATCATCCCCACATTATTACGGGGTGGAATGTGGAATTTTTCGATATTCCATATCTGTGTAATCGAATCTACAAGATGTTGGGCGAGGATTATTTGAAACGAATTTCTCCCTGGAAAGTAGTTAACGAAAAACGAATCACCAGAATGAAAAAAGAAAGCGTTGCTTTTGAAATTTTAGGCATTGCTGTTCTTGACTATTTGGATTTATATAAAAAGTTTACTTATACAGCGCAAGAAACATACAAATTAGATCACATTGCCAAAGTAGAATTGGGTAAAGAGAAGTTATCATATGATGAGTTTGATTCTTTTACTGCATTCTACAAAGGCAATTGGCAAAAGTTTGTAGAGTATAACGTCATTGACTGTGAACTTGTAGATCGTCTTGAAGATAAGATGCGTCTTATTGAATTGATTATGACAATGGCGTATGATGCTAAATGTAATTATGTAGACATTTTCTCTGCAGTAAGAACTTGGGATTGTATTCTTTATAATCAATTGCTCAAGAAAAACATCATTGTGCATCAGCGTGAACATAAAACGGGTAGAAATATTGCAGGCGCCTATGTGCAAGAACCAAAACCAGGCAAATATAATTGGGTAGTATCATTTGATGCAACAAGTTTGTATCCTAGTATTATTATGCAATATAATATGTCACCAGAAACTCTTGTTAAAGATTCCAAATACTTTGACGTACAAATGAAAGATCTTCTTGCAGGCAAAGAGGATACATCTGATCTAACAAATAAAGATTATTGTATGGCAGCAAATGGTAGGTGTTTTACCAGAACAAAGCAAGGGATATTCCCTGAGATTGTTCAGAAATTGTTTAACGATCGAACACAATATAAAAAATTGATGTTGGTTGCTCAATCCAAATATGAGGAAACGAAAGATCCTATTTGGCAAAAAGAAATTTCAAAGTATAATAATTTTCAGATGGCTCGAAAGATTCAGATGAATTCTTTGTTCGGGGCAATGGCAAATGAATTCTTTAGATTTTATGATGACAATATTGCTGAAGGTATTACACTAACAGGGCAATATATTATTCAGAAGGTCGGTGTTGCTTTAAATGCCTATTTGAATAAAGTATGTGGTACTACAGATTACAATTATTCTTTCTATTCAGATACAGACTCTTGTTATGTTACCTTTGCTCCTTTGGTTGAGAAGTTTTACAAGAATCAATCTCCAGATAAAATTGTAGATATTTTGGATCAAGTATGCGAGGCAAAGATTCAAGAAGTATTAAACAAAGTTTGTAATGAGATGGCAGACTATACGAATGCATTTGATAAAAAGATTTACTTCAAGCGAGAAGCGATCGCAGAAACAGGAGTGTGGGTTGCTAAGAAACGTTATGCTCTGAATGTGTATAACAATGAGGGCGTAAAATACGCCGAACCAAAGTTAAAGGTTATGGGTTTGGAGATTGTTAGGTCATCTACACCTGAACCTATTAGAGAAGGTTTGCGAAAGGCAGTTAAACTTGCACTGACATCTACAGAAGATAATATTCAAGAATATATTAGGAACTTTCAGACAGAATATAGAAAGATGAAACCCGAGGATATCTCATTCCCTAGAGGGGTCAACGGATTAGATAAATATACAGACAAGGCAAATATATATAAACAAGCAACCCCTATGCACGTAAGGGGAGCCCTTCTCTATAATTTTTATTTAGACAAATATGATTTGAGTAAAAAATATGAGAGAATTAAAGAAGGCGACAAAATTAAATTCATTTATTTAAAAGAACCAAATACTATCGGCGAAAACTGTATAGCTTTCACTAGTGTTATCCCTGTGGAATTTGATTTATTAAAATATGCTGATTATGAAACAATGTTTGAGAAATCATTCTTGGAACCCATGAACACAATTTTAAATGGTATTGGTTGGTCGTCAAAACCGCAAGCAACTTTAGAAGGATTATTCGGATGAAAAAATTATTACTAACACTCACATTTATATTTTGTGCATCTTTAGCTTATGCACAAAAAACACCACAAGGCGTTACATATGACGCAAATATTTTAAGAGTAACGGATGGCGATACAGTTGTTATCGCCGCACCCTTTCTACCTAAACCACTTAAACCCGAACTTGCGGTACGAGTCTACGGCGTCGATACTCCGGAAAAAGGATTTAGAGGTCATTAGCGCCAGCCAGCAAAGACAAGTCATTCTATATGGTTGGGATAAATTCGGCGGTCGTGTATTGGGCGATCTCATTTTAAACGGTGTAAGTTTAAGAAGCGAATTAATTAAAAATGGTTTTGCTCGTGAATATTATGGCGATGCAAAACAAAGTTGGTGCAAATAACTATTGACTTTTTGTTATGTTTATATTATAATAATTAAATTACTTAAGGAGATACAATGTCTTTACTTGACAAATTGAAAAAGAATTCTACAATCAAAGAAACGGAAGTTCTTAATAAATCAAAGTTCTTTAATAAAAAGGACATGATTCAGACAACCGTTCCGATGATTAATGTTGCCCTTTCGGGTAGTTTAGAAGGTGGTTTGACACCTGGGCTTACTGTCTTTGCCGGCCCGTCTAAACATTTTAAAACAGCGTTCTCGTTGTTATTGGCGAAGTCTTATCTGGACAAATATGAAGATGCTATTGTTTTATTCTATGACTCTGAGTTTGGTAGTCCTCAGTCTTATTTTGATTCTTTCGGGATCGATACCAATCGAGTACTCCATACTCCCATCACGGACATAGAGCAATTAAAATTTGATGCTATGTCTCAGATCAATAACATTGAGCGCGGTGACCATGTTATTATCATTATTGACTCTGTAGGTAATTTAGCTTCTAAGAAAGAAGTTGACGATGCACTTGAAGGCAAGTCTGTTGCAGATATGACTCGTGCTAAACAGATGAAATCTTTGTTTAGAATGGTAACGCCTCACTTAACAATCAAAGACATTCCGATGATTGTTGTTAATCATACCTATTCTGAAATGGGATTGTTCCCTAAACAGATTGTGTCTGGCGGCACAGGCATTTATTATTCTGCAGACAATATCTTTATTATTGGTCGTCAACAAGAAAAAGACGGTACAGATATCATTGGCTATAACTTTATCATTAATGTTGAGAAGTCTAGATTTGTTCGTGAGAAGTCTAAGATCCCTGTTGAAGTAACATTTGAAGGTGGTATTAGTACTTGGTCTGGTCTATTAGATGTTGCACTTGAAGGTGGATTTGTTGTTAAGCCATCTAATGGTTGGTACTCTAAAAAGGGTCAAGAACAAAAAGTTCGTTTGAAAGACACATACACTAAAGACTTTTGGTTGCCTATAATAACTTCTAAAGAGTTTAAAGAGTTTATTGAAGGCCGCTATAAGATGGCAAGCAATGATATGATTATAAACGATATGGACCAAGTTTCAATTGCGGAGGAGTTTGAGAATGCTAGTGAAGTATGAGCCCGGAGCAATTAGTTTTGGACTACACTGTGTTTCAAGCACCCGAAGGTAAAAAGGCCGAAGATATCGAAGGCCCCGAATTCGATAAGACATTGAATTTGGTTATAATGGATATTATAGAGAAAGCACTTAATGACTTCGAAAATCGAAAACGTAATTCTACAGAATCTAGCGAATGACGATGTATTCATGAGAAAAGTAATCCAGTTCTTAAAGCGGGATTATTTTTTAGACAACACAGATAAAATTCTGTATGATAAAATTAAAAGCTTTATTGACGAATACAATTCTATTCCGAGTAAAGATGCACTGACGATTGCAGCACAAAACGACAAATCCTTGAGCGAGGATCAATACAAAGAAGTTGTAGAAGCAATTCACAACTTAGATCCTACGGAACACAATAAAGATTGGCTGTATAAAGAAACTGAAAAGTTCTGTAAAGACAAAGCAATTTACAATGCGATTCTTTCATCGATTGCTATCATTGATGGTAGAGACAAGGGAAAGTCTGAAGACGGTATTCCGCAATTATTGCAGGATGCACTAGGAGTGTGTTTTGACAACAATGTTGGTCATGATTACATTGATAGTGCAGATAAGCGATACGAATACTATCACAGGGTAGAAACAAGAGTTCCTTTTGACTTGGATTATTTTAACAAGATTACAAATGGCGGTATGCCTAATAAGACATTGAATGTTTGTCTTGCAGGTACAGGTGTTGGTAAGTCTTTGTTTATGTGTCACGTTGCGGCATCTGTTTTGGCACAGAACAAAAATGTTTTGTATATTACTTTAGAGATGGCTGAAGAAAGAATTGCAGAACGTATTGATGCCAATTTGATGAACATCACTATGGATCAGCTTAAAGATTTGCCCAAAGCAATTTTTGATAGCAGGATTGAAAAGATCAGGGGTAAGACTGAAGGCACTTTAATTATTAAAGAGTATCCTACAACTGGTGCACACACTGGGCACTTTAAGGCATTGTTAAATGAACTACAACTTAAGAAACAATTTAAGCCAGATATCATTATTATTGATTACTTAAACATTTGTGCAAGTTCTAGATTCAAAGCAGGATCAAATATTAATTCTTATACGTTAATTAAATCTATTGCTGAAGAACTTCGTGGGTTGGCGGTTGAAGAAAATGTTCCTATTCTGTCAGCAACACAGACAACTCGTAGTGGTTATGGAAACACAGATGTTGAACTAACAGATACCTCTGAGTCGTTTGGTTTGCCTGCAACTGTTGACTTTATGTTTGCTTTGATTTCAACTGAAGAACTAGAGCAAATGAATCAGATCATGGTTAAGCAATTGAAGAATAGATATAATGATCCCACATTGTATAAGCGATTCGTTATTGGTGTAGATAGAGCAAAGATGAAGTTATATGATTTGGAACAAACTGCTCAGAAAAATATCATGGATTCGGGAATGAAAGAAGAACAACCAAAGTGGGCGTCGTCGAACACACCCAGGAAATCATTTGAAAAAGCAACAAGAGATTTTTCTAAAATAAGGGTATAAAAATGCAAAAACTATCAGGCACTCTTTTATCATCTACAAGATTAAAAAATAAACCATTGCCAGAAATTGTAGAAATTGATTCTCCCGTACCTATGAATATTCTTGATATGTTTCCAAAAGCACAAAAAACTACTAGAGTAGAAGGTGGTATGCGGGATGCGACCATTGCAGAAATTAAAAAACAAGCATTTTTGAAATCAATATTAGAAACAAAGTAACATAAATAATATTGTAAATTATCAGGAAGGTAATGATATGATAGTTAGTGTAAGAGGAGCTAAAGATATTCAACTAACAAAGATGCTAAAGTTAGCAGCAAATTCCTATGCTGATAAATTACTGTCACCACAATTGTCTAAAAATATAACTGTAAAAGTTAGAATAAGAGAAAGAGGAAAAATCAACGCCGGTGGATTCTGCGAGATGGATGAAGATACGTTAGTATCTCCTAGATGTTTTAATATAGACATTGGCAGAACAAAAAAGAAAATACATATGTTCACTGTTCTTGCTCACGAAATGGTTCATTTAAAACAATGGGCAACGGGCGAGATGAAGGATAGATATTTAAGGCGAAACTATGTAACTATTTGGAGAGGGGAAACATACCAAGAAGATCATTCTTACTGGGACCAGCCTTGGGAAATTGAGGCATATGGTTTAGAGAATAGTCTAGTTGCAAAATTTTTAATAGAACACGATCAGTTTAAAAATCTTAGACAGAAACAACAAGATTGGTTCGTGTATGAAACAGACGATGAATTGGATGAGTGAGAGACTTAATCATGTAATTCAATCTTAATTATAAGGAGTAGTAATGGAACAAGTTACCTTTACTTTATATGATATTATTCAAATTGTTTTAATGTTACTTGCCTGCTTTGCGTGTAAAGCATATGGATATCAAAAAGGAATATCTGATACAGTTGGCTTTTTTGAGGATAATGGAATAATAGAAATAACCGACGATGCAGAAGTTCGAAAATCAAAAGATAAATAATAATTATTAATCTGTTAATACCCCATAATCTGGGGTATTATTTTGGCTGAAAAGATTAAAAAAAGCTTGACAACTGATCCAAAAGGCATTATAATAAAGAAACAATGAGGAAATCGATATGAATTTTTCAATAGGGTCATCTGTAGCAATTACTACAAAATGGCGATCTAACATACTTGGACAAGAGTTCGACATCAATACCTTTGAGGGTAAAGTTGTACCTAATCCAAAGTGGTTAGATATGGACTATGTGTCTGTTCATACCGGTAACCCAATGTATCCCGTTTCTCATATCCACAAAAAACTTATTGTTGGCCATGAGTTTTCGGATAAAAGAAGCCTTGAACGATTGTTCAAAGTCAAATCAAAATCAAACGGAAAGACATACAATGTTATTTCGTTCGAAGGATTTGTTACTTGCGATTGCGTCGGTTTCCAATTCCGAAGGACTTGTAAGCATGTCAATAAGGTTAAAACGGTGTTGTGAAAGAACAACATCGCAAACTTTATGCTTGACAGGTGTAGCGAAAGGCTATATAATAGACTATGAGAACGGTTGTTCTTGGTGATTTCATTTATATTATTTAAGGATTGATTATGTCTAAATTTACAGTTGCAGGTGTTTCTACTCACTTCGGTGTTACCAAGGTTCGTTTCGCAAACGACATTGTTACTCGTACTAAGATTTTGTCTAAAGGTACACACACCTCTTTGGTTGAGCTTATTGAATTGCCCAAGGCAATGACAAAGGCTGAGGCTTGTCAGCATCTTCTAGCGGTAGGCGGAGTTTTTGTTCCCTACACAGAACTTATCATCGAAACGATGGCTAAGAAAGAGGGTGCACCAGCTAAGGTGGCAAAAGTTAAATCAACGCCGGTTAAGGCAGTTGCACAAACTAAAGCAAAGATCGCAAAA